TTTATTGTGATCCTGTAATTTTCGGGGAAAGAAAGAAAAAGAAAACTATGTGAATTTTAATCAACTTACATAGAAAGAATAAGAACTTATATATAAAGAGATATAGATAGTAAGTAAGAGACAGGGCAAGTGATACTGCTTCTGCTGGAACATGGCACGGAAACAATGGCATTACCAACAGATACATTCGACACATACAACATATTATAAAACATTCCGCAAAGGTCTTAAGGCAACCAATTCTTTAACAAACCAGCAACAACAACTGCAAGAACATACCATATATCTACCACAACATAGCAAAACATAACAAAGACAACAAAGAACACAGAACCAACAAGACGGAACTATATAAAAGAACACCCCCAAAGCCTCCCACAGGTATATATAGGGAGTGATTACAACACAGAACAAATATCTCTAAAGCCATGCATGATTTTAAACTAACAAAGAAAGCAGTACCTAATGGTCGCTTGTATTCTTCTAACGAAATACTATCATGGACGCATGAACAATCTTTTAAAAACAAAAGATGTCTGTACTGTGATGAATTTGGATCTTTCGCAGTAGTGCCGAAAGACGCATATATGCAATACTATTTTTTATGTGGAGATCATTATTCAAATGAAAACAAAAAAAAAGAAATCTAAGAATATAATTAATCCTTTTGCAATATTTGTAAAAGAAATGAACGATAAAACTCCTGTTACTCCCAATTCAGGCAAGGGAATTGTAACAGACGAAACTGTAGCAAGAATACAGGATATATATAAGGGGGAAAAGAAAGGTGACGCATGACCACCATTACTATTCCTTATAAGCCTAGAGAATTACAACAACAGATCCATAAGAACTTAGTTAGATTTAATGTTCTTGTTTGTCATAGACGATTTGGAAAGACAGTCTTGACAGTAAACGAATTGATTAAGAAGTGCCTACAATGTCCATTACCGAGACCTCGTTATTATTACATAGCACCTACTTACTCAATGGCAAAAAGAATAGCTTGGGACTACCTTAAATATTATACCTCTGTTTTACCCAATATGGACTACCACGAGACGGAATTAAGAGCAGAACTACCCAATGGGGGTAGGATTCAATTATTGGGCTGTGAGCGTCCCCAAACGCTAAAAGGACTCTATATAGATGGGGTAGTCTTAGATGAGGTAGCCCAGATGCCACCGAAGATGTGGACTGAAGTCATTAGACCTGCTCTATCAGACAGAGAAGGATTTATGATTGCGATTGGTACTCCTCAAGGTCATAATTCCTTCTTTGATTTATACAATCATGGACTCCATAATGACAAATGGTATGCCACAAAATTTAAAGCAAGTGAGACTAAAGTCGTTAAAGAAGAAGAATTAGCTGAAGCTAAATCAATGATGCCTCCTGAGATATATGAGTCAGAATATGAATGTAGTTTTGAGAGTTCAGCAATAGGTGCAATCTATTCGCAAGGACTAAATAAAGCAGATGATGATGATAGAGTAACTTCTATACCTTATGATGAAACTTTAAAGGTATCTACCTTTTGGGATTTAGGTATGGCTGATAAAACCGCTATATGGTTCTGTCAACAAAAAGGAACTGCTATACACTTAATAGATTACTTTGAAGATAGTGGTGAGTCACTAGAATATTATGCCAGAGTTCTTGACGATAAGGGGTATGTATATGATACACATTACTTACCGCATGATGCTAATGTCCGAGAGATAGGAACTGGTAAATCAAGAGTAGAAATAGCACAGAGTTTAGGTCTATCGACAAGCATAGTACCTAAGATGAGTGTTGAAGATGGAATTAATGCAGTTAGAATGACACTATCAAGGTGTTGGTTTGACTTTGAGAACACTAAAGAAGGTTTAGATGCCCTAAGACAGTACAAATGGGCAGTAGATGATAAAGGAATTACAAAAAATAGACCACAACATGACTGGACTTCGCATAGTGCAGACGCATTTAGATACCTTTGCACAGGATTACAAGAAACGAAAGACTGGTCAACGGAAATTAAGTACCCAAAATTAGGAATAGTATAAATGAAATTAACAAAAGACAGACTTAAAGCTTTAATAGGGCAAGAGATTACAAACTCTCTTGGTTTCTATGGCGGAGAACTTTCTAGCCAACGAAAAAATGCCCTTAAATTTTACTTAGGAGAGCCTTTAGGCAACGAAGTAGAAGGTCAAAGCCAAGTTAGGTCACAAGATGTTTTAGAAGTAGTAGAAAGCATACTACCTTCTATGATGAGAGTATTTACACAAGGCGAAAGCATAGTCAGATTTGAACCTCAAGGTGCAGAAGATGTAGAATATGCAGATCAAGCTAGTGATTACATCAATCATGTGTTTATGAAAGATAACAATGGCTATTCTATTTTACATACTCTTTTTAAAGATGCATTAATAAGCAAAAATGGATTTGTAAAATACTATTGGAAAACATCTAAAGAACAAAAGCAAGAATCTTATGAAAATTTAACAGGTGCAGAGTATCAGTCTTTAATAGCTGATCCTGAAGTAGAGGTTATTGAGGTAGAAGATACTGCAACCGAACTTGATTACGATAACATAGACCAAATGGAAGAAACTTTTAATGTTAAAGTTAAAAGAGTAAAAGGTTATGGAAAGATCTGCGTAGAAAACGTAGCACCTGAGTCTATGCTTATTAGTAAAACAGCTACTAGCTTAGAAGATTCTAATTTTATTGGTCAAAGAGTTTTTAAAACAAGATCAGAACTTGTTGATATGGGCTTTGATAAGAAAAAAATTATGGAACTATCTCCTGCTGATGAAGATATTTATAATACAGAAGCAGTAACAAGAAGATCATTTGACGATCAAACAACACCGCAAGATTATCAGAATATAGATCCTATGCTTACGATTGTAGGAGTCACAGATTGTTATATGAAATGTGATTTTGATAATGATGGCATATCAGAACTAAGACACATAGTAGTTGGTGGTACAGGAGTTAATACATATCAAATATTAGAGAATGAACCGATAGAAGAAATACCTTTTGCTATGGTAACAGCAATACCAATGCCTCATAGATTTTTTGGTTTATCTATTTATGATCTTATTGGTGACGTACAAGAAATTAAAACAACACTTCTTAGACAGACACTTAATAATGCTTATTTACAAAACAACGCAAGAACAGTTGTTGTAGATGGTCAAGCAAACATTGACGATATATTAAATTCAAGAGCAGGTGGTATTGTTAGAGTTAAATCACCTAATGCAGTAACTCCGCTACAAGCACCAAACTTTATGCAAGAAGGTCTTGCTATGATTGGTAAGGTTGACGAAATAAGAGAAGCTAGATCAGGTGTATCTAAAGTACAAATGGGACTAGACTCAGAAGCTATAAATAAATCTCATACAACAGCTACAAGTGCTAACGTAATGATGAACGCATCAACACAAAGAATAGAACTATATGCTCGTAATTTTAGTGAAGGTATCAAAAGAATGTTTCAAGGTATCTTAACTCAAGTATGTAAGTATCAAGATCAAGAACGTATTATCCAATTAAGAGGAAAGTTTATTCCTATGAACCCTAGAGAATGGGTACACAGATACAATGCAACAGTTCAAATAGGACTGGGTAGTGGATCTATGGATCAGAAACTAGAAGTTTTAAGTAGAGTTCTTGCAGTACAAGAAAAACTTATTGGTGCTGGTGGTATGGGTATTGTTGATCCTCAAAAGATTTATAACACCTTAGAGAAGTATTTAGAAAATGCAGGTTACAAAGATGCAAGTCAGTTCTTTAACAATCCTGCTAATATGCAACAACAACAACCACAACAACAAAAACCTGAAAAGCCTGATCCTGCAATACAATTAGCACAAGCAGATTTACAAAGACAACAAATGAAAGATCAAGCAGAAATACAACTGAAACAAAAAAAATTACAACTTGACGAACAAAAATTAGCTTCACAATTATTAAAAGAAGATGATGCTACAGAAATACAAAAAGAAAAACT